CACCAGATTTTGTTAATGGTATTATTGATTCCATTAGCGGTGGTAGTGAAGAAAAATTTGTTGAAGCAATAGTAGATACGTCAGCTTCTTTACTTACTCAAGGTTTAGTATTTTTTAGACCTATTAATGATGTTCTTATGCAGTATGGTGGTATTGAACCCTACGCCCTTGAACAAAGAGGCACAGGAATATCTGCAAGAGGTGGTGTATTAGAGGGTGCTTCTGCAGAAGTTCTTTCTACTCCTGCTGCACAAATTGCAGCTAGTTTACCTTTTGGTGTTGGTCAAGCTATCTATGAACATCTATTTAATGAAGAACAAAAATATGCTGTAGATCCTACACTACCTGTAGGAGAAAGAGTAAAACGCTATAACCCTATACTAAAACAATTATTTGGTGCTACCATAACGGAAAAAAGTTTGACAGGAAAAGTGTTGTCTTACTATGGATTAGACTATACGGATACTAAGATATACACAGGCGATCCTGGTTTTGATAGACAAGCAAATATTATTTATCAAAGACTAATAGATTATACACTAACTCCTGCATTAGCAGATAGGACAAGTAGATTTAATAGAATTGCAGAAGCTGATAGATCTATAGGTAATTATAAAAATACAAAATTACATTTAAGAGAAGAACTTAGAGCACTAAAAAAGATTGCTAGAGAAGAGGCTAAAAATGATAATCCAGAACTTTGGAGAGCAATAAAATTATGGAAAGACACTTCATCGTTAGAAAGAGCAGCCTATGATATTAGAAGTGATCAAAGTGTTAGAGACATACAAGAAGGCATAGCAACAGGCTCACTACAAAGTAGAGATAGATTTGGTAATTTAGAAAGAGATACAAAACCATACATATATACTGGACCAAGAGAAACTGGAGAAGAACGAAGAGAAAGACAAAGAAAACTATATGGTAATTAGAATAAGAAGAGGCGTGTTTCAACTATAGGAGAAAAAAATGGCAGAAACAACAACAAAAAAGACAGTTAAAAAAACTGCAAAACCAAAAGCTAAAACAGTTTCAACATCTAATGAATCTGTATTAGTAAACCCAGTTACTAGAAAAGGTGCTATATTAGGTGCTGCTTTAGTAGTCCTTGTACTTTTTAGTATGATTGTAGGGAGTTAAAATTATGGCAGGGCACAAAAGAAAATTTTCATCTAAAATGTTAGCAGATTCGTTTTATTCTCAAATGAAATATGATTTAGGATTTGATTGTAAACATCCGGTTAATGAAGATAACTATTGGATTGTAAAATGGACAGCGTGCCCTACATGCACATGTAATGAATCAGAGAGGGAGTAGTTACGTCAAATATATTTGACAAATAGGGAGGAAAAATTGTCAGAATTTAAACTGATAAGAAATTTAAGTATTGTAGTAGTGACTGTAGCTGCTATTAGTTCAATATTATGGGCTGAGGACAGTAACATAACTAATAACACAACTACGACTTCGAGTGTAACTAGTGTAAATACCAACAATAATAACAATACCAATGTAAGTCAAAGCACTAATACGAATACTAATACAAATTGGAATACTAATAACACGACTATAAACAGTACAGCAACGAATACTAATAACAATAATAATATTAGTACTTCAACTAGTAATGTAACATCTAACATAACTCAAACACAAAATGTTACAAACACAAATACAAGCACTGTAAACTCAACAGCAAGCAACACTAATTTATCAACTAACAATAATAATAATGTGAGCACATCTACAAGTTCAAGTACGGTGAATACAGAAAATATTAATACGAATAATAACACAAACACTTCACAAAATGTGAATACATCAACTAGCACATCTAACGCTACACAGAAAGTAACACAACGAATTAAAACTGCTCCTCCGTCAGCCGTGGCTCCTTCCATCATGTCCTATAGTCAAGACCTTTGTACCACGGGAGCTAGTTCAGCGGTCCAAACTCAGTTCTTTGGTATATCGTCTGGTAGAAGTGTGCGAGACGAAAACTGCGAAAGATTAAAAAATTCCAAAGCCCTATACGACATGGGAATGAAAGTGGCTGCTGTAGCTTTACTATGTCAAAATGAAAAAATTTTCCGAGCGATGGAACAAAGCGGCAGTCCCTGTCCGTACAAAGGTAAGATAGGTGCTGAAGCACAGAAGGCATGGGATGAAAACCCTGAAGATAGACCAGATTGGCATTTAATAAAAGCTGATATGAAAAGTCAGAACTTCAGAGCTTACAAGAAAAAAGACTTCTGTAAGAAATATTCAACCCACAAACTATGTCATGCTAAATAATTTATACGATATGTTAAAAAACATAGTTATACTTATTATAACTATTCTTTTTACAGTGAGTCTTACAGCTGAAACACCTACCTTTACTGTTGGTACAGAGAGTATAATAAATATACAGAACTCAGGCACAGCTCTTAATCTTGGTGATGACTCAATGAGTGGCATGAAAGATATTGGTTTTGATTTTACTTTTTATGACCAGACTTTTGACCAGGTAAATATATCTATGAACGGATTCTTTACCTTTCAGTCAAACTTCTCAATACCAAGAAACAGAAATTATTTATCTGAAGTTATACCTGCAACTTCATTTAACTACTCCGTATTTCCTTTGTGGACTGATTTAATTAATAGAAACGGAACAAGAAATCCTTACATACAAACTTTTGGCAATACATCAGATACAAATCAGTATTTTGTTATAGGATGGTACAACGCAAAAGAATACAGCAATCAATTACAGAATAGCTTTGAAGCTATTTTATACGAAGGTACAAATGAAATTCAGTTCAGATACGATAAAATACAGATTCGTACACACGATATTACCATAGGCGTTCAAGGTAATAACGAAGCAACAACTTATTTACGCTATGAAGACACTAATACAAAACAGTATATGCAGACAGATGATTTTAGCGTTACTACAGCAACAGAAGTTATAGATGAATCATTTAGCAATCTTTCTTCCGAGTGTTTAGTAAATTCTTCTTACTCAGAACTTTGTGATGTGTATGATTTAACTAATGATTCTAACGACGATAACTTTCTTTATGGAATAGATGAGGATATAATATTTGGATATGATGAAGATGAAACAATATTTGGGTTTAGCACAGATGAAGACGAACAGTTCTTTTCTTTTTCAGTGGGCTTTGAAGATGATAACGATTGGAACGATGATGGTAGTAACATTGATACTATTTTTATTCTTAGCGACATTGAACCTGATCAGGGATTTAATTTAGAAGATGACTCATTACTTATACATATTGATAGCGAGTACGATATTGAGTTTGTGGATGCTCTTCCAGATTTGGAAGAAGAGTTTTTAGAGATAATAGATATAGAAACAGAAGAAGCAGTTCCATATTTTGAAGAAATCCAAGAGAGAGTTGAAGAAGACTTTCTTGTGTTTGTAGAGGAAGAAGTTATTGAAGAAGAAATAGCTGAAGTTATAGAAGAATTGTTTGATGAAGAAGAAGCAATTGAGGAAGAAGAAGAGTTACTTGACGAATCAATTGATGAAATAAATCCTGAAGAAGTAGAAGAAGAAGTAGAAGAGAATCAATTTAAAAGAAGAAATATATCAACGACAAGAAACACTATCTCAAACCTTGTTACAAGCGTTGTAAGAGGAAGCTATGCGTCTTCAGGTAGTAGCAACTCAAATAACAATAACGGCTCTGTAAACGTCTCTGGTACAACAGTAGGGAATGTTAGTTCACCTACTGCCTCAAACCAAGTTGCTGCTGATCAAGTTCAGACTAATAATGTGTTACAATCTATTACAATTATGCCTATGCCTGGTATTGATAACACACCTTCTGTTGCCATGGCCGAAGTTCAAATAACAACTATGGAAAATCAAATAGAAAGCGTTACATCTTCTGTTATGACTGCATCAGAAGCAGATCAAGTAGCAGATCAAATTGTAGCTCAAAATATACAAGCCCAACAAGAAGCAAACGAAAGAAGTCAAAGTGAATCTGGTGAGTATGATGCGCAAGGACAAGCTAACTTATTAGCATATATGGGTTACTCATCAGGATTTAATGATTATCAAAGTTTAGACATACCAGATGGATCTAATTGGTATGAACCTAAAGATATATATGCAAATGTTACTTTGAGTGATAATGTAGATGTATATAATAATTTGGTAGGAACTAATTTAAATCAACAATCAAACTTAATACAAACACAAAACATGGAGTTTTTTAGATAATGTCCGAGGAAGTTAAAATAGTAGAAGTCGAAAGAAAGTCTTGGTATAATAATCCAGAGGGTTTTGATAAGTGGAGAGTGTTTCCACGCATACTTATAACATTATATGGTGTTATGTTTTATAAAACTTGTGATTGGTTTATGTCATTACCCGACCCGACTAATGCTCAATCAGCGTTTGTTTCTATAATAGTAGGCGCTGGAGCTGCTTGGTTTGGTTTATACATTGGCAAAAAATAGGAGATAATTATGAAAAATATATTACCTAAACTTCAACAGTACATCACCATCGTGGGGGTGATCACGGCCATCGGCGGCGGCTTCTACACGTGGGGTCAGTTTAATTTACGTCTTGATAATATAGAAAAGAAAAAAATTAAATCAGTAAATATTGTACCATTGCAAGAATCTATTGCTGAGTTAACAACAAAGGTTGATAATTTAGAAAAAAGATTAGATAGAAATGAAGACAGGATTGATAAGCTTGGCAATAATGACAATCCTTTAGCTATGTAACTTTACCTGCTTTTAACTCACCATAGCCTTGAGCAAATGGTCCTTCAGGAACGTCAAGGTATTTTGCTTGACCCGTGTTTTCTTTAAGTCTTGAACGAACAATTTTTCTGTCGTCAATAAGTTCTGACACATATCTTCTAAAGGTGCTTTGAGATACACCTTTTAACTCAGGAGGCATTTCGCCCTCACGAGCTACAAAACCATCTTCGCCTGTAACTGTAAAAGGATTACCTTTTTGTGCTGCTAACTTAATTATTTGAACAAGGCTTCTAAGTCTTATAACTTTATCTTGTTCGTCTACAACAGATATATCTTGTGATGTACCTTCTAATAATCCCGACTCATCGTTACGAACAAATATTCTAACCTCTCGGTTAACAGGACCATTTGATTTAACAACTGCTCCATAGATAACTTTGTTTCTTTTAAATGTTTCTTCTACTTTTAAACATACTGTTTTAGCCTCTGACTCAGGAGCAGGCCATAAAGCCATAGCAAATCTGCTTCCATCAACAAGTGCTGATGTACCTCTAATTAAATTACGAGCATGTTCTGGAGTGCGAACAGGATACTTCATGTCTATCTTAGTCATATGATGTACCATGAGAAACGTAGCATTTGTTCTTGTTGCTAGGCTTGCAAAGTATCCTGTTACAAATGCACCATGAGATGGGTCTGCATTGATGTCTGCTAGAATAAAACTAGCAAGAGGATCAATAACAACGAGAGCCAAATTATCCATTTGCATAATCTGTCGCTCAATCTGTTTCCACTCATCCGTGATAACAGGGCGACCATTTTGGATTGCAACGATAGGTACAACGCCACCATGGTCTGGGAACGGGATAATATGTAAGTCACACCCTGTTTCCCTAAATCTATGCCCTTCAGTATCCAACTTTTCAATACGTCTATGTATTTCATCTTTTTCGTCCTCTGCTGTTAAGATAACGACATTGCCGTTATCGAGTAATGTAGCATCAAAAGCAGTGTCTACTCCAACATTGCCATATGCTATCTTCATGCCCAAGTCGAGAGTTAATATACCTTTACCTGTGTCACCCGAAGCAGCTAATATTCCTGCAACTCCTTTAGGTAAAGTTGACTCTAACAAATATTCATAGGCCGGGGCTTTGCCTTGAACTAAATTTTTAACAGATAGAGAGTTATTTAACAAATTAATAGGCGCTGTGCCTTGTGTGTTTAATACTTCATCAATGTCAAAATTTTCTTCTATTGCATCAGCAACATCCCAACCTTTTGGTTTATAGTCAGGAATATCTACGACCTTAACTGATGCACATATATTGTTTAAATGATGAGAGAGCTTGTTAGCAAACTTTTTTCCTGCTTCATCATTGTCTGGCCATATAATTAAATTCTTACCTTCTAAAACACTCCAATCTGTTTTTTCAAGATTAGTATTAGATCCTCCCATAGCACTTGCGGCTGGTATATTTTTAGACATAAGTGCGTCTACGCACTTTTCTCCCTCAACAAACACAATGGTACTTGCGTTAGATATGTTTGGAATGTTGTATAAAGGTCTGATAACAGGCATTTTGTATTCGCCTGATGCTAATCTAGGTCTAAAAGTTTTTTCTCCGTTGTCCATTTCAATACGAAGAACAGTGCATAATAATTTATTATCTTTGTCTAAATACTTATGCTCTATAACTTTTTCTTGTTTAGGCTCTTGTTTGTATGTTGATTGTACGGGTTCAATATATGTTTGATGTAGTGGTATCCCAAACCTTTCTGAAATTTCTTTTACTGAATCTTGAAATGAAGTGTTTTGTGAATATGACCATACATCAATAAAATCACTAAATGAATAACCACCGTTAAACTCGCTGCCTAAACCATCTTTGTCTAAATTAAATGAACATGAGTCGCCTGGCGAACCTTGTAAGTCACCAATAACAAATTCATTTCCTCGTATACGACCGTTTGGAAACATATAACTAAATATGCTCTTTAATGACCCCTTTGCTCTAATTTTAAAATCTGTAACATCAAACTGTGAAGGAATATCATTTCCAACCTGGTTGAAGTCCAGATGATTGCTCTTTATCACTTTTTATTTCCCAACATTTAATTTTAAATTCACAAAATTTACATAAAAAACTGTCCGCCTTCGTTGCTACTCTAGGCATCATTTCGCCACTGCTTGTCGCTTTTAAAATATTAACCGCCGCATCTGATACCCTTTGTGCAACTTTAGCATTAAAAGGTATTTTTTCAAAATATATCTCTTGCGTGTTTTTATTTACAACAGTAAACAAAGCAGGATTATCCATTAACCCCATGTAAGCTTGGTATAAAACTACCTGTGCGTAATAAACCTGATTCGTTTCTTTTGTCCCTTTTTTTTTAAATTCATTCCATTTTTTATCATTAGCTGATTTACATTCCCATAAAAATGGGTAAGACCAATCAACAGGACCATCTGTTATAATACCATCAACATGGCCTTTTATTTCTCCATCAGCAGTATCAAAACCAAACTGACGACCTTGTTTGTCTTCTGTAAGCAGATTAAATCCTGCTCTTACTAGCCATGCGATAGCTAAATCTTCAAAATCATGACCAACTTGAAATATTCTTAATGTTCTGCCATCAAAATCTTTACCCTCGTCTGGAGGAATTTGCATGTAACGATATTGTAATTTTCTTTTACATGGCTCTCCAAGAGATGAAGCTCCAAGATAAGTTCTTTTTGGTTCTTTTTGATTTTCAAGAACTAAAGCTTTGTCAATAAATGGTATTACCAAATCACTGACATCTCCTTTGTTTATAGGTGGATTAAGATCTATCATTTAAAAAGGAATCTCATCGTCAAAGGGTGTATCATATTTTTTATTTTTATCTGGTTTTTCTTCTGAAACAATAGAACGAGATTCTGTAACATCCTCTTGTATTCTTTCGTTTAATCTATTTTTATAAGAAACTAATAATGTTGTTACTAAATTAAATATTTGATCTGATGATATTTCTCGTATTTTAGTTTCCCAACCTATAGCTTCAAAATTTGGTACAACATCTTTAATAGTGTCTTGTACGGCATTTTTTTCTGGTTCTGTTCCTGTATACATATTGATTTCCTTTACTTGTTAGTGTGGGAGATTTTTGACAATAGGCTCTCCCACGGGCCTAACGGAATAGGTTAAATGATAATTACCTACTGTCTTATGCCCAAGATGGTTTACCTGAGCTGTTTGCAGGAGCCTGTGAAGGAGCTTCTGCTACTGTGCCTTGAGCTGCAATTGGGGTAGCATCTACTTTAGTTTGCACAGTTTGGGTAGACGACTTAGGTTGTTTTACTAAACCATCTGGACCTTTTGGTTGTGTATATTCAGGCATACCTGGAACAATAATTCTATCAAGTTTATTGTTCTTTTTATCGTTATACTCTTCAATACCAACCGATGTTTTAAATACAAGGTTATTTAAATCACCGTAAGAAGATAAAACTCTAACAGCTTTAGCTGCATCACTCATATCTCTTGGCTCAATATTATAACAAGACTCAAGCATTGCACGAATAGTTCTCATGGAAATGTTTCCTGCTTTACTTCTACCATTGTCATCAAGACTACCACCCATAACTGTTAAGTTTGTCCAAAATTTACGTCTTTCAAACTCACCATTAGTTACAGTAAATTCGCAATCTAAATATTGTGCATCAGAACGTGTTGATTGTTTTAACAATCCACCATCACCTGCACCACCCGGTCTTATTGTTAACAATACGTCAACAATAGTTCCTTCAGGTATAGGTGTAAAATCTGATTGTTGTGAACCTGAAAATTGTTCGTCTGCTTCATTAAAATTTAACATTATGCTGTCTCCTTATTTGTTTGTACCTCTATGTTTGGTATATTGTGATTTAAAGTTTCTGCTGTAGTTTTTGTTTTAGGAGCTACTAATTTTGCTAATAGCTTACCTAAATGCGGCTCTTCAACAGGATTTAATTTACCGCTTCTGTCTTTAGCTGGAAATCCATCAGGATTATCTGTATGACATATAAATTCACGCCATGATGCTCCAGTGTCATCACGATTTATTCTCATGGTAACAACTTCATCGACAATACCAGGCAATTCGTTACCCACTTTCGACCCTTCAATCTGAAGTTTATAAATCTTCTGATTAAAGTCATCAACATTCTCATCAAGAATACCAACTAATACAACATTTTTATCTCTAACATGTTGTAGTTGTGTTAACCAATCAAGCATTTCTCTGCCGTGTAATCCATACACTGCAAGCATATTAATTTTTTTAGTCTTCTCTGTTAACACTTCGTCTTGCTGTTTACACCAACGAAAACTTAATCGACCTGCTACTGTTATTGAATCAACAAATAGTGTCTTATATTTTTCATGTAATGCTGCGGGGTCACCCCATTCCTTAACAAGTGCATCATAATGAGCCTGTGAATATGGCATGTCATTACTTAGACTTGGATTAGGACCACCAAAGTAACAAGCAAAGTTTCTTGCTTCTTGCCATGTTTCTGGTCGTATTGTGTCGCCACCCCACTCATTGAGTGCAATGTCACCAGCTTCTAAATCCATAAATAATGTTTCTTCAGCAGGTAGTGTAAATAAAAGGCTAGTTTTACCAACACCGCTTTCGCCTGCTATGACAATCTTAGCTCCTTTTGTTTCTTTTAATCGTTCCGACGCTTTAATTATTTTCATGTTTACTCCTTCTAATTTATTAATCTATTTTTTATTTTTTTTAATTTTTGAGCTTCTTCTTTATCAAATGGCTCAATGGTTATACGAACAGCAGGGAGGTTAATATCAGGTGTAAATTTATCTTCATCAAAACAATGAATAACTTCAACGCCTTTATTCATTTTAGATTTAACAACAAATCTACAAAGACCTGAAAAAGAAGCCTCCCCTAACGCATTTAATATGTTTTCCATATCTTTTTTAGTCACAAGGCTTCTCCTCGACACTGATATAATAATCAGGCCCTTTAGCCTCGACTGTCCGAGATTCCTCAAGAATAAGTTGTATACGAGGATCTGCATCCTTGTACTTATTCTCAGGTACTTTAACAGTAATGTCAGATATGTTCTTTGCGACTTCTGAGCCAAAGTCTTTTTCTACTTTGTCCAGTGCTTCCCACAGTGTATTAGTATCCCACGTTACTGCCTTCTTTACTGTTGCCTTTACTGAAAAATCTTCTTCTGTAAAAGTAACAGTTCCGGTGTCCTTATTATCTCCTCGTAATCGAGATTCAACACGCTGCGAATATCTTCGCTCACATATTTCTTTCTCTAAACTTCGGAGTGAATTAGCTACACCTTTTAAAAGAGTAAGATCTTCATGCAACTCTTTTATTTTTTTTACGTCGTTTGCAATGTCATCAACTTCTTCTTCATGCCATTTACTCGCGACCTTTTCCGCTATTGTTTTAACTTTCATTCTATCCTCGCTATGTTTTTTCTATTTACTTTTTCTATTCTAATCGCTAAAGTTGTTCCGTTTGTGAAACAACATATGGGAGTTTATACTACAAATGATAACTGCACGTCAACTAAAATTTTCGAGAGATATTTTAAGGTTATCGACACGAGAGTTATGTGCTCTTTCTGGAGTTTCGCCTTCGACTATATCGAGGGCTGAGAATGGAGCCGATGTCAAGTATTCGACTATCAAAAAACTTGCCAAAGTTTTTAAGAGTAAGGGAATAACTTACCCGACGAGTAAGTCCTTAAAGCACTTAGGTGTTCTTGTAAACTTTGATGATTCTCACAAATCATCATGCGAAACAAAAACCAACAAGAGTGGCGACTACTTTACGTCACGATAGTATTTAACGCATTAATTATCTTTACCAACACAATGACAGAAGAAAAACAAAACTTACTTTTCTTTAGTCGTCGTCGTGGTTTGGCTAATTCAGAGGTACCTTATGTAATTGAGGATTAATCTTTATCTTTAAAGTCTAGATGAACAATGTTGTCTTTTATTTTTTCTTTTTTAATATCTGAGTTTATTTCTTTTTCTTGTTTTTTATCGTAATAACCTTGAATTTTAGTTATATCAATTTCATCTTGTTCCATAATAGAATTAAGACAAGCTGTTAAGACAGCTATGCCTGCACCAACTCCTTTTACTATATTATACTGACTTACCGAAAGCATAATTGAGGTAATTGTAATTTGACCTGGCGTAAAACCCCTATCAATCATCTTGTCAAAGTACATTCTATAAGACCAAGCTAATTCATTTGCTTGCTTATTTAGATCTTCGCTCATTGGTCGTGTTTTTGCTGCTTAACAACCTCTTCGTATCTTTTATCAATCATACCAGCTAACTCACGGCCTTTGGCTCTATTGTTAGTTTCAGCTATTGCTGCTAGCTTTTGATATGAAGCATGATTAAGAGCTATACTCTTATATTTTTGAATATCTGGCATTAAATTCTCCTTTTTTCTTTACCAATATCTTGTATATATATATATTTTTGTGGGATAATCAAGTAAAAAAATGGGAGCCAGTCATAATGAACGTGTAATAAGAAGGACATACTGGCTCCCCAACGAAGGAACCACAATCATATTGGGAATACATAATCGTGGGAGCAATTCCATATGTAGTATGTTTGTTATGCATCGTCAATAGATATTGACTGTTTTTTGTTAAAAGAATATGTGGGCATAGTTATAGGTCTTGTAGATTTTTTTGTTGTTTCACACAATCCAAGTCTATGTAATTTACCCATAACGGCGCTTCTGCTTACATCTCCAAATATTGCCGCTATTTCGTAAGATGTTTTTCCTTCTTGTTTTAGTTGTTTTAATTGTTGAACACGTTCATCTGTCCATTTTTTTCTCATTTTATATCTCCATGTTCTTTAATATATGTTCAATAACTTTTACGGTAAATCCGTTACCAAGCATCTTGTATCGCTGTGTATTTGATACGGCAGCTGTATAGTTATCTGGAACTGTTTGTAATCTTTCACATTCTAAAGGCGTTAGCTTACGCCAAGTTAGTTCTTCTTCTTTAACAGCTAAACTGTCTTTTGTTGATGATGTTAAAGAATTACTTTTATCGTCTTTTCTCAACTCTAACATTTGTTGAGGTTTAGTTTTTTTCCACTCAACATTTTTACCTTCTTTGTTTTTAGACCTAGCTCTTAAAGCACCACCTTTAACAACAACTTTAGGTTCTCTATGGCCGCCACCCATTGTTGTAAGTGTAGGTGACTTACCATCCTCTGAGTACACTCGCTTTATAATATCGTAACCTTTTAAATCTGCGGCAGTGCCAACTTGTTTAGGTGTATCGTAAGTTTCTACCTTTGCACTATCAGAACGAGCCAAGACTGTTGGGCTTTTACCATCTTTAGAATAAACCCTTCTTTGTCTTTCATTGTCTTTAAGTATCTCTTTAGGTATGTCATATAATTTTTTAGGTGTATCGTAAGTAGGAACCATTGTTCTTTGTTTTCGCTCGATGCTGTTCCAAGATGCAGCTCCTTGATAAGATGCTGTTAAAACAAAAGCCTTACCATCTTTTGTTGTCATCTTTTTTAAATCTTCATCAGCCCTCTTTTTTACATAAGATGATATTTGTCCTTTATACATAGTTGCATTAAGACAAGCAGATTTTTCATCAATATCTTTAACTAAACTACCTCTTTCTCTTCCTGCAAAATCATTTTTTAAGTACTGAGGTCTTTCACCCCAATCTTCTGAGGGTTCTAATATATCTCTTAAAACAATTCCTAAGTCTTTTGGTTGCTCGATGTTTGGTATATTCGTCCAATACAATCTGTTCCTACTTTGAGCTGATACTAAAGCTGAATTAATTTTTATTGGCTCGATACCAAACAAACTTCCATTATTACATTCTGGATATATATCTGACACTTGTTGCGAGATAACATCTTGAAATTCTTTTTTCATACGAACATTCTCAAGCAAAAAGTATTTAGGTTTAACCTCTCTTAACAATCGAACAAATTCAAAAAATAATGCAGATCTAGGGTCATCAAATGCTAATTGTTTTCCAGCAAAAGAAAAACCCTGACAAGGGCTGCCCGCAACAATCAAATCTATATCATAAATAAAATCTGACCCTGTAATATCCTTAATATCGCCAAGATGTATTGTTTCTGGAAAATTTTCTCTAGCAACTTTAATAGCATACTTATCTATTTCACTTGCATAATACTTATCTACTTTAATACCTAAATTTTTTAGTGCAATCTGTGTGCATGACATCCCGTCAAATAAACTAAGTACGTTCATTTATTTATTTCCAACATTTATAATGAATGCCTTCGTCTTGATGACGACTGCAAAAAACACAAAAACCATCTTCATCAAAATGGTCCATTGATTCTTCATATTCATGTTGTGCCGCAAGGTATTCTTGCTTGCTTATCTCGTATTCTTTATCATCTTGCATTTTATTATCCTTCTTAATAAATATACAATATATGGAATAAAATGGATTAAATCAAGAACTAAATTTAATAATCTTCATATGTATCAATTCGAGGACAACCCGGTTCTTCTACTCTTATTGTCATTAACATTCCTTCGTCATCATATCCTGTGCCTATGTACATTGGAACACAACCTACATCTTCTGTTGTTGTGCAGCCAACTAACAATGACAACAAAAATACAAAAACAAATAAAACAAATAAATTAAATATTATCCTTAGCATTAACATATTTTCTCTCCTTCATTGTTTGTGCTATTTGTTGGTTAATAAAAATTAAAAAATCATCTGTAAGTTCTTTTTTATATGGAGTACCGTCAATTGTAATCAACATATATTCTGTATTTACAGAAACAAATATTCTAGGTTCTTTTTTCATTTTATATTTTTAATTTTTCCCAATTAAATTCTTTAGCTTTCTTTCTTGCTAAAGATTTTGTTTTTGCTGTTCCTATACAAACCCAATTACCAGAATACCATAACCAATGAGGCCAATCTTCTAATCTTAATTTAACCCATACATTAAATATATTGTCATATTTTCTTCTTCGTAATTCTATAATCTTAGGTTCTATAAAAATTTTTTTTGGCATTTTAGTGCATAGTATCTTCTTCTAATGACAAAAGTTTTGCTCCGTCGAGTGCAAGTTTATATATTTTCATTAAAGCATCAATTTTATATGAATCGTAATAACCTTGTGTAAGTTCTTTTTCTACTTCGATAGATAAATTTCTAAGATCTATTGCAAGCGCTGCTAAAGCATCTTCTCTAGTTATTATTAATGGTAAGATTTTTATTTCGTTATCTGACATGTTTGACATTATAGTCACATTTGTCCTTTTTTAACAAATGTTGGATGAACTAATAGTATTTCGTGATCTACTATTTCTTTACCAAACTTAGGGTGCCACTCTACTTCTTCTTTAACAAAAGCTTCCGAGGTGCCATCGTCAAAAAACGGACCGTATAATTTTTTATACTCTTTTCCATCTTCTTTAAACGTAACCAGTACGGCAAATACTTTGTCATTTGGATCTGGTTTTATATCTAATATTCTAATCATTGGGTTTTCCATACCATTTTCTAGTATTTTCATCAAAGTATACATTCTTTGCTCTAACGGGCCTATGTGATACCTTCTTGCCTTTACTCTCTCTTGTTTTACCAGGTAACATTCTTTTTGCCATTCTCATCTCCATTAGGTTGTAATTTCTTTTCCATATCTTGGAATCTAAATCAATTTTTGTCATCAAAATCTTCTTGATTTAAATGTTCATAAGTTTTTACACCATTTGCTAAAATGTAATGGCCCTGTTTCGGGTCCATATCAATTACACTTTGCCATATTTTATCCTCAGCTTCTTCTAATGAATCAGCTTCAACTATTTTTTGAATGCACGTTCGTATGTTTAGCTGCATATTATATTCTGGCATTGTTTATCTCCTTTAAACTTCGTTGCCCCACGAATCCCAACCCTCTCTTTTATTTCTTGCAAACAATTCTATTCTCGGTTCATGCGACATCTTATCAAACACCTCAAAACTTTCTTCAGGTTTCCTAGAATGTTTAGTTCTTTTAGCATAGACAAGGCTTGGTATATTTCTATGTATAGGTTTTAAATTACCTTTTACTCCAAACAAACAGAGTTCGTGTTGCCCTCTAAAATAATAACCAATTCCAAATCTATCTTTAGCCCAACAGAAATTTGTTACATATCTAAATCCCCAATGCTCCATAACTTCTAATCCATCTTTTAAAAAGTTATTTGTAACCCATAGATATAACCAACAACTATCATCAGCTAAACTGCCTACATCTAAATTTTTTATATCTTCTGTTTTCATTAAAGAATAATGCTTATCTGCTCCTCTCTTTATCTTTCCGCCACCTTGTTCTTGCCAAGGGGGATCAGCTAGTATCGTTTTATATTTCTTCAATGGAAAGTATATCATCTTCATAATAACAGCCCTTACTCATAAAATTTTGTAATGCTTTAAAAAGATTTTTAAGATTAGAAGAAGGAATAACAATCCCTTCTTCATTATCTGAAAGTTTAATTAAATAATATTTCATTTATGCTTATCTCCTCTTTACGAATCACTGTATAACATGGGATAATATATTATGTAAAGTATTTTATTTTATCATAAAAGTGCTTGACCACTTGACCACTTGCTCATTGAGCAGGTTGAGCAGTGAGCTAGCAGGTGTACTTGTAAGTCATTGTTTTATATAGATAATAAAAAGTGCTTGTCCAGGTAGCTCAATTAGGCTATTTTAGGTGAGCAAGCACATTAAGTTATTGAAAAATAAGGAAATGTTCAGCTTGTCCAGCTTGCCTATATAATATATATAGGTAGGGGTGGGCTAACGCCCCACCACCTACTAAACCTTACCGCAGGAAATTGACCAGATGGAAGAAAAAATAGAAATTACAGAAACAGAAGATGTAGAAGAAAACCAATCGGGTTTGTCTGTAAACTTAACACAACAGCAACAGAAGTTTGTCGAGAACATAGTGTACCATGATATGTCCCAGACCGAGGCTGCCCGAAGGGCAGGCTACAATCATCCCGCAGTACAAGCTAATCGTAATATGAAAAACAAAAGTATAATAATCGGGATAGAAGAATTAAGATATGAAGCACAACATAGAAATCGGGTTACACTTGATAGATCACTTCGGGATCTTAAATCAATTCGGGACGCAGCAGTTTT